GACGTTGGAAATCTCAATAAAGTTGAGGCTCGTCAATTTCTTGAAAGGATGAAGAATAACTATCGTGCGCAGAATTTCATCGATGAACAGGGCAACATCAACAAAAAAGCCTACGTCCTATCTGTAACCTCTGACATCTTTGTGCCCCTTCGAGAAGGAAGCCAGGGCACAAAAATCGAAACCCTTCCGGGTGGAGAAGCCCTTTCGAATATCGATGACATGAAGTATTTCCGTGACAAGATTCTGCGCACCATGAACATTCCTGCCGCCTATATGGGAGACGAAGCTGATAGAAGCAGGGGCTCTCTGGCGCAATTAGATATCAAGTTTAGCCGCTTTGTTGAACGGGTACAAGCCCAAATTATTCAAGGGCTTAACAAGATTGCAGCCCTAGAACTCTTCTTCCAGGGGGTAAAGAAGAGCGAGTTCAATAACTTCGAGCTTGAAATGACACCCCCTTCGAATATCAAGGAGATAACAGAAATCGACCTTATCAACCAAAAGATGGGTCTCTTGGGCACGATTCAGAGCCTAAATATCTTCTCGGTGGAGTGGATGCTCAAGAACATCATGCGCTTTAGTGAGAAAGAAATCGCAGATATCATGCTCTATAAGAAACTCGAACAAGCTCAAAACCCCGAAATGATGGGAGCAGGGGGTGGGGGTGGTGGAATGCCCGGTGGACCGCTTCCAGGCGGTCCTGGTGGGGCGGGTGGACCCCAAGCAGGTCCGGGGTTGAATCCTGCTATGGGGGGCAGTCCTGAGATGGCAGGAGGGCCGGAAATGGGTGGCATGGCCGGTGGTGCTGGCGGAGCCCCGCTAAATGCAGAAACTCTCATCAACGTGTTTGGCAAGGAATTCTTGGCAGAGAACTCAAGGGATTTCTTCAAACTATTGAAGATGGTGGAGAGCTACAATAAACCAGGGAGACCATCTAATTCTACACTGGCTAAACAATTACGCGAAGCCTTTTCTATCGACCAAAGAAAGAAACCGGGGAGAAATACCAAAAACATCACCAAGCAGATCATCGCCAACGAGTTTGGGGGATTGGACCTCACGGAAGGAACAATCAATCTGTACAAGTACAAGTACACGCAGCCCAAGAGGGGACAAAAGCTATTTGCCGAGAAGACTGTTCGAGAGGCTATGGAGGGAGCCTTGTTTGAGGAAGTTAGTTGCAGCATCGCTGCGAAAGTAAAGGCTAAGAAGCGAAAAAGTCTAAAGGGGTAATTTTCCCTCTATGGAAAGATAATAATGAATGAAAATCGTAGCGCTTATACTTTACGAACCTTACTCGATGAGCTAAAGCAGAAAATTCCCCAGTTTGAGAAGGGCCAGATATTTGAAACAATCAAGAGTATGTATCCAAGCAGTGAGGTGGCAAAGGAGAAAAAAAACATAAAGCTTGAAGGTAGGATACTCACAAAGCCGCTGGCTTTGTGCAGGAAAGACAAGGCTACCTTGATAAAAGACCAAAGTGATTTGGTGAGCTTTTTTAAAAATCTGTCAAGGGGCGATTTCCTGATGGTTTCTGAGGTGGAGGGTGACAACGCCAAATGCGTGAACCTCTCGCTAAATGAAGAAACAATCAAGAAATACTACAAGGATGAAAAGATAACCCTGACCCTTGAGGATTTAGCGAATGGAACCGTGAGGCTCTATCGAAGGAAAATAAGCAAGTTTGTAGGAGGAATTTAGTATGGAATTGAAATTGCGGGACTTTGAAAGCATAAATCTCTTTTCTAACAAGAATCTGGAAAAAGTGATGTCTTCAGTTGTGAATAAGTCTTCAAATGCTGTGTTGGTGAATATGTTTGAGGACAGCCTGATTCTTTTGGATCACACAACGGGACAGTTTTATTCCGCAGATTATAAGTTCGATCAGAACAAGCTCACGATCAAAATCGACAACTTCGAGCCTGTTGAGCTGGTCAAAGAGGAAAGCGATTTAAGAGACAAGATTGTAGAGTTCTTCGATGACGATGAAGATACTTCAGCTCATGATCTAACAGAAGTCTACAAAGATGATGTGTTGGGTCAGGAACGGTTCATCGATGACTTGATTCATGACGCAATGATGGCGAAAGATTTTACTGCGATTACCGATTGGTCAAAGGTAAGGGAAGTCAAGGAAGATGTAGAGATTGAAGACGAAAAGTTTTTCAAGCTCTATCAGAAACGTCTTGAGACTCACCCTCTCATGGAAGTAAAACTTTTTGATTGGGAAAATCCAGTGCACGTATCTTTGGTTGACACTGAACCAAGAAAGATCGTCAACGATTCAGCAGTTGAAAAAGCAAGTGAACTCTGGAAGAAAGAAGACTTTAAGGAAGCCTTCGCTGATGCCGCTTCAACCTTCGTAGAAGATGTTGAGGAAGGCACAGAGAAAATGAAAGACCTATTGGAAACTTATCCGCAGATATTCTTCCTCAGTGGCGCAGATCGCAAGGCGCTTTTTGGCAAGGCAATCATCACCAATAAGGAACTGAAAGAGGAAATGGAAGTTCTCCTAAAGGGAATCGACATTATATTTGAAAAATTTGATCTTGCCGAAATGAGGCGGGATTATCTGGAGGAAGCCGAGTTCGGCATGGATGAGCCCCCAGAAGAGCCAAAGGGAGAAAAGGCTGAAATTGAACCCCCAGAAAAGAAAGAGAAAAAGCCAAAGGAATCACCTCCTGAATTGAGTGCTTCAGAGCTTGAGAAGCTAGCTGGGGAATTGGAGAAGGTTGCCGCAAAGTGTGAAGATGAAAGCTGCAAGGAAAAGATTACCTCTATTGCCAATAAGCTCAAGGCTGGCAAAGAGGAAGGGACAAGACCTGATGTTGTGAAGGAAGCGGTTTCGATTCTTTCACTGTAAGGAATTTGAAATGAGAAAAGTACTATTGAAAAAACCGGCTAGTATGAAATGCAACCCAGCCTTTAAAGGCGGGAAAAAAGACATGAAACAGAAAAAGATAGATAAGCATCTCAGGGAAACGCCTGAACCTGAGTCCTTCTCTCTGAAAAAGCTCCGCAAGGAAGCTTACAACTGGAAGGAAAGGGTGCAATTCTATTTGAATGAAGGCGATCCCGCATTTCGCCGTGATGAGTTTCAGCGTCCCTTTAATCCAGACAAACTAAAAAGAGAAAAACGCAGAAGGATGACTGCGAAGAAAAATAAGCAAAAGCAGTTTACAAAGAAAGAGCTGGGCGAAGATAACAAGGGTTTTGAGGGCGCTCGCAAAAAAGGTGCGAATTTGTCGATTCTGAAGATGGGCAAGAATCCCAAGGGGAAAAAGCTAGCTAAAGACATGGTTTATGCTGCTGCCAAAGAAAAGGCTCCCAAACCTCCCTTTGGTCTTAATCGCGGAGTCAAACGCTGCATGAGAACCGGGTAGGAGGGCTAAATGGAACTACTGGAAGACTTTAATCTACTAGAACAATACGCCTTCCGTAAAGAAGCTGTCCATGGAGAGCCGGTGTATTACATGAGGGGAGTATTTTCCAGATGCGATATACCGAACAAAAACAAGCGAATTTATCCACGCACAGTCATGGAAGAAGCCATTAATTTGATTCAACCCTTGATTGAGAAGAGGGCTTTAGTTGGAGAGCTAGATCACCCGGCGACACCAAAAGTAAACGTGAAGGGCATCTCTCATGTGATTACAAACTTGGCAATGGCTCCTGATGGTGCTGTGCTTGGAGAAGCCGAGGCAATCGATCCGCAGCTAGAGCGCCTGATGCAAAAGAAAGTGCGGTTGGGTGTTTCTACAAGGGGATTAGGCAAGGTGGAATCCTATAGCGGTCCTCTTGGAGAAGGGCTTGTGGCAGTACAGCCAGGATATGAAATCAAGGCAATTGACGTTGTTTTTGATCCTTCCCAAAGCTCATTTCCCAACTATGTAAGAGAGGAAACTGAGGATAGTAGAAAGATAATTGTGGGTTCCACAATTAAGTTTAGAAAAGTTTGGGAAGATGTTTTCGAAAGAAAGATATAGGAGAGTTGAAATATGAACGTATCAGAATTTGCAAGATCATTCGAAATGGCACGGGCAGATTTGAAAAACATCGTTGAAGCCGTTGATGATGGAAATCTCGACAGGGCTGCATCGTTGTACATCAACAAAGCCAAAGCCAGAGGTTTGAGAGGAATAAACATTCTTGCCGGTTTAGGTTCACTCCTAAGAGAAGCAACTGATCTTTCCACGGACGAAATCAAAGGTCTCAAGGGAAAGGTGAAGGACAAGCTCGAAGGCGAAGAGGAACCGGAAGAGAAGAAGCCGCCCAAGAAGAAAAAGAAAGCCAAGAAAGACGAAGAAGGCGAAGAAGAAGAGGAAGAGGGCGACGAAGACGAAGATGAAAAAGCGGGCGAAGAAGAAGGTGAAGAAGAAGAGGAAGAAGAGCCCGAGGAAGAAAAAGAGAAGGAAAGAGAAAAAGGAAAGAAGAAAAAGGCTAAGAAGCCATTCCCTCCTAATTTCCCTCCCAAAAAAGGTGAAGGGGGAATGAAGCTTCCAGAATCTACTCACGTTCGCCACCTAACTCTGAGAGATGAAATACTTAAAAGATCAGGATTGTATAAGGACGGTGAGTATATAAGAGAAACTCAGGAAGGCCACGAAGGCGATGCTGGTCCTGCCTATAGTGTCAGAAAGGGCAAGAAAGGCAACAAGAAAGTCGGCAGAGATGGCGGTTTTGGCGGAAAACCTGAAATGGAAATCAGCGGCGGCAACAAAGCCAGAGGAAAGGCTTCCAGAAGAGCCGAGGATGAGAAGGAAGGACCGGAGGACTATGAAGGTCTTACCAAAGCCATGGGCACGGGCGAAGGTGGCGGATCAGGTGGGCGCGATGCAGATGCTAGTGTTCAGCACCCAGCAAAGGGCGTTGGCTACACTCTCAAGACCAAGGGCAACGAGGGAAGAGATCAAGGTCTGGCATACGGTTCTTCTGACCCCAATGTTGGCGGTGATGGAATTTCTAGAAAGAGGGGCACAAGAGGCGTTAGATATGCCGCAAATCCAACTGGCGTAAGCGGTGGAAGAGACGACATCGATAACGAAGGTCTTGCTGGCGCTCCTGGCACGGGAGATGGACCTGGGGACTTTGGTTTAGCGCATGACGGAACTATGCATCCCAATAAAGGCGTCTCTTATATTCTTGGCAACAAGAAAGGCAACGGACAGCCAACTTCTGACCCCAACACTATTTCGGGCATGAAATATACGGGACGTAATGAAGAGGGTGGTGGTTCTAAGTTTACAGTTCCCAAGGGCAAGGGCACTCCACCTGTTTCGGACCCGAACATGAGAAACAAAAAGGGCTGGAAATAAGGGTATTTTTAGGCGGGGGAAAAGATAATTTCAGATTTCCCGCCTAAATGAAAATCAGAATTGGAGGATTTATATGGACAAAATGGAAAGCATTCTAGATAGAGATTTGAAACCCGAAGAGGAACAGGCAATAAGAGAATCTCTTGAATCTTGGAAAGAAGAAATCTTTAGCCAGCTTCAGGAAGAAGTTGACCAACAGAAGGAAGCAAAACTCGAAGAACTTGAAGCGGCAAACGTCGAATTCAAGGAAAAACTCAAAGAAGAATACGCAGAAAAAATGCTAAAGGCTCTAAATGAAATGAAAGAAGAGCTAAGAGCAGAGGTTCTGGCAGAGGTCTATGAGAATAACCCCGAGCTTCAACTTCTTGAGAAGATCAAAGAAATTATTGCCCCTACTCTTAATGAAGAGTATCTCGCCAATATCTATGCTCAGGAACTTCAGCAGTTGAGAGAGGAAAATGAGGCTCTCAAAGAGCACATGAGACTTGAGGAAGGAGCAAAGACTCTTGCTGAGCTTATTGCGCCTTATTCTACAAAGACTCAGAAAATCATTCTTTCCCTTGTAAAAGAGGGCGGTCCCGAGGAAGTAACCGAACAGTTCTATAACCTAATCGAAAACCTTGAATCTATCGACGAAGGCGACGAAGACGAAGATGAGGATGAGGAACCGGCGGAGGAAGAAGAAGAACCCGAGGAAGATGAGGAAGAGGAAGAAGAAGAACCCGAGGAAGATGAGGAAGAGGAAGAGGAGGAAGAGGAAGAGGAAGAAGAAGAAGAACCGGAAGAAGAAGATGAATCAACCCAGGAAGAGTTCAACACCTACATCAAAGAAGACACCCAAGGTGAGGAAAGGGTTCCGGAAAAGAAATCGAGTCCAATGTCTTTAAGAGAGAGAATGAAGCAGTTGGGACAAGTAACAAAATAGTTTATGAACGAAACTCTTGATTACAAATGGCTAGCGGCATATTTCGAAGGAGAAGGTTGTGTGAGATATGCGATTATACCGCCAAGGGTATATAAATCGCGCACATATAAATCGCGTGCATATTTACGTATATACATTGGCTCTTCGAATGGGTGGATTCTGCAAGAAATTAAACTGAAGTTTGGAGGATGTCTTTTCTCCGACAAGTTTAATGGTAGAACATATTGGCATTGGTCTACTGGTTCTAAGAAAGCCATGGAAATATGCAAAGGAATTCAGCCATATTTGTTTGATGCTTGCGAGAAGAAAAGGCAAATAGACTTCGCAATTAAAGTAGGAGTATCGGCAACTCTTGAACAAGCTAAAATTTTATCCGAAATGAAAACGCATCATCACAACAAAGAAGAAATTCAAGAATTAGAGTTAGAGGAAGAAAAAGAAGAAAAAAGGCTCAAACTGGTAAAATGAATAGGCGATTTTCCGTATTGTGTAAAGATAAAAATTGACATTCAAAAGAAGTTTTGGAGGAAGAGAAATGTATATAGACAAGGAACAGAGAATTAAAGAAGAGCAGAGAATTGTTTCTCGTTGGGATTGGCTCACCGAAGGAATCGAAGATTATGAGGATAAGCTAAATACCTCAATCATCTGCGAGAACTCCTACGATGAAATGATTAATACCAATCAGGTAAATCCTGGATGGTTGGAATCAGAAGTTCTGAATGAAGATAGCGAATATCTGACAGAAGCCCCAACCGTTACGACATCCGCAGGAACAAACTTGATTCCGAAGGTTTTGTTTCCGGTAATTCGGCGTGTATTCCCTTCTTTGATAGCGAACAAGCTGGTTAGTGTGCAGCCAATTCAGGCGAGAACAGGTGTTATCTACTACATGATCTACACCTATACCAACGCTAAAGGTGATATTGGAGTTGCTGCTTCTGAATATAGCGGTGTTGCACAGCAGGGGCTACCTGCCTATGCAGAGTGGTATTCTTCCAACAAGATCGGACCCTTTACAGGGACCGTTACAACAGCAGTTGGAGACACGACTCACATTTCATGCGCAAACGCCAACACATTCTTGACCACGCTGCCTCTTGGGCTTAGCGGTGATACAGCATCCATTCAGAACATTGTGGTATACAATACTAACCTTGGAAACCAGTATGTGGGCGTTACAACTGCTGGAATTCAGAATGGACAGTATATTCCTTGGGCGAACCACTATCTCCCAACAACCGCAGGAATAAGCGTTTCCTACAATGCATACTACGACTTGAACGGCAACGTAGTGCTTCGTAGATGCGCAGACTCATCCTCAGTCGATGGTTCTTCTCCTTGGAGACCTGGACAGTCAGTGGTTGCCTTTGTGCAGTACAACCAAGAAAACAGCGACAAGATTCCTGAAATGGAATTCAGCATTGGGTCACAGACTGTATCGACAACCGAGCGTAAGTTGAAGATCAGATGGACAAAGGAAGCTGAGCAAGACATCAAGGCTTACCACAAGATCGATGTGGAAGGTGAATTGGTGAAGATGGCTTCCATGGAAATGAACTATGAAATTGACCGTGAAATCATTGATTTCACAGGCGCACAGGTCGTATCTGACCTTTCCATAGTGCATGACTGGACAGCAGACTCACCAAACACTGGAAACAA